TTTAGTTGCTCTACGTCTGTAATCGGCGTGTGCAATACTCTATCAGTATTAATACCAAACGACTCGAAATATGATTGCGGTGAACCAAACTCTGAATCATAAAATAGTAACACTGCATCTTCGTGTTCCTTTAAATATGCACCTGCCATTAATAAGGCAAATGATGTTTTAAAGTGTTTAGAAGGACCGGCTAAAACGGTTAAACCAGGACTTAATCCACCATCTGGATCTCCTGATAAAGCTACGTTTATCATTGGTACTTCTGTTGGTGTCATTTCTTTATCGCTAAAGAACACCGATTCTGAAAGAACTGCTGAAGATTTAATCTTAGAGTTCTTTTTTAGTTTGTCCATTACTGACATTATCTCTTTCTCCTACCGAATTGTGTTTGCTCTTGAGACCTTAGTTGTCTCTTATGGCGCGCGATTGCTTCGGCCTTTTTGCGCTTACGTTTTGCTGTAGGTTTCTCATAGAATTCTTTAGCACGAACATCTTGTAAGATACCCGCAGCTTCTACAGCCTTTTTGAATTTTCTTAATGCTACGTCAAAAGGCATATCTTGAGGCGGACGATTATCTCGGTTACCTTTCCGATTTTTGTTGAACTTTCTCGGTTGAGCTTTTAAATTTATACTTGGCATATTTCCTCTTTTATTAATTAATGTGTATATTATAACATGAAATCAGTCAATTGTACACAGTTAATTCCCCAATTTTTGCGTCTATATGACTCAGGAGATAAGTGTACTGATGATGTGCTTTCCATATGGTCCTTTGCGTATGCTTCACTATTCATTGTGAGCCACTCTTCAGGATATTCAACCCTCTTCATACCAAGTTCATCCATGTTGGAAATCCATTGGTTTAAAGCGTTGATTCTTTCTTCGCGAGAACCCCAAAATGGTTTATCTTTATAGTAACCAGTTTTTGGTAGTTTTCTCTCTTCGAATTCTATTGGCCATGGTGTTGAGTATTCTACTTTTATTCCTTTACGTTCTAACTCGTCACCGTATTTTTTCCATTCTTTTAGCATAGGCATGCTATCTGCATTCAATCTACAAATGTGATGTCTAATATCTATATTGCCAAATGACATTGTAATTCCTTTCGGCATACATTCTAATATATGTTTAGTAACATATTCAAAGTCAGTTTTTATTTGCCCGTTAAGTGTTAGCCCATCAGTTTTTATCACCATTGAACTGTCCTTAGAATATGCAGCAGTATGGGAATCGCCAATCGTCAACCAATGTAAATCTGCTATATCTGTAGATTTTAACGTTCTTGCAGTTGCGCACTTTTCCGATACTTTATCACACCAGTCTTTATCTAATACATCTTTACGTTTCTTGAGCATTGCGCCATAATCTGGCATATCGATATCTAGTGAATATACAAGCCTTGCTTCTAAGAAATTATTTATTCTTTTTTCGAGATCTTCAGTAAACCCACCAAATAAATTTAGTGATCCACCGAAATTGACACCGTGATCTAAATACAGAACGTCAACAACATCCGCTTCGTGATTAATACCTACATCTAGGTTTTCAGACCAAGTTCTGGCCCAACCGTATCCATGGCTATTTTTCTTTTTAGGTATTTTATTAAAAGTTCCTGTAATCATAAATTCTTATCCCAATCTCTGTAACTATCAACTGTCTCGTATAGTGTTTCATCTGTTAATGTAGGCTCTGGTCCTACATTCCAGAATAATATATTTCTTCCCGTATTCTTCGGTATAAACTTCCATACTTTACCGTCATACGTGTCAATACAAGGAAATGGTGGAAGGTTTTCTGTTTTCTCAGAAGCAGTAAACGCCTTTGGCTCACTTATAACTTCTGCTCTACCCAGTTCTCCAGCTTTCATATTTCTCGATACTGCAACAGATGTAAACTTGGCATTAGGCCATGCTATTTGTAAAGCTCTCGTAAGAACTCCAGTTGATGTGGCCACATATACTTCGTCTGGCTCTCGAATTGCACTCGCAACTTTAACCATACCAGCAGTAACCATTTCATGTTTTAAACCTAGTGGTACAAAATAGTAACCAAGTTTTCTTGAATCTTCTAACGCTATTTTATTTAGGTTTGGCATTGCTGCTATTCTATGGAAGCTTACGTCAGCTCCTTGCTCTATACAACACGCTTGATGGTGTGAAATCTTTTTACTAGATGGCATATACAATCTAACTTTTTTGTTATGTCTTTTAGCAGCATCTAAAATACTCACACCGGCTAAACCGGTTCGTGGTTGAACATACGCAATAGTATCTTCTTTAATTGTACTAATAAGACAATCGCCGCCTCTAGTTTTAGTACCGACAATCATATCATCTCGTATTACTCTAACACCTTCATGCAATACTTCTACTGGAGATGGATTTGGATCTTCCCAATTCTTAGCCAAATCGAGGTAATATTCTTTTGCTTCATCAGGTTGCATTAACCCGATATCTTTATTAAATCCGTCTTCTATGTGTTTATTATGAGGCATTTCTTATATTCTTATCCATCGCTGAGTGTAGTATCATTGCTTTGTAATCATCTACTGTTAAATTGTTACTGTCTAAAATTTTAAGATCAGACGGATGTGAAGTCATTCCATTGAATGTTTCTACTAAACCAAGTTCTAGCATCGCTTTTTGTCTTCCACGTGGATGATCTTTAATATCGCTGCTAGACCATAAATTATCGTAATCTAAATGCGCATAATCATTACCAGGTCTTACATAATTCTCAACCCATCTGATATAATCACAACATACATCTTCAGCATTATACGGAACACTGCCCGTATCATTATAAATTTCTAACATAACTTCATCTAGGAAATCTTGTTTTTTAAGTTTGTTGTCATTTTTTGCCAAGTAAGAAATACATTCTACAGCATTTGTACCATAGTAAAACATGCTTTCTTTGTTGACATAGTGTGGAAACCAATCGGCAATGTCTGCAACAACTGCCGCATACTGAAACTTATACTGTCTTAGTCCGTTCTTTACATTCCAACTTAACATAAATTCACCGACTTCTCTTAAGTCTTTTTTACCGGGAATTGCTAAGAAGTGTGATAGTTCTTTTGCTAAACGTGGAGCATATTCACATAAGAAATAGTCTCCGCCTTTTTTGTAATCTGATGTAGGTTTTGGAAATGCTGGAAACTGGTATCCGATAGAAGTGTAAAATGGCTTTCCTAATTTACCTTCGGCCTTAATTATCTTCTTCATATCATCTATGTCTTCTGCTAGATGAAGTTTAAATAGTAATGTGTTGTGATATCCGGATGGTTTAGTTCCATAGTTAATAGCAGAACCTGTAACTCTATGCAGAATAAAAAGATATAACCAAGTTTCAAGCGAATGCGACTTACCAGTCCAGTTTTTAGCAACTAGTTCTCTTTGAGCAGTCGCTTCTCCAGCTTGCATTCTATCCCAATAAGGATGTTTATCAGTCCATCCGTAAAAGATGTCGTTAATAATCTGGGAAAACCCGGCGTACTTACGTTCAACTACATCGTATAGTTCTACGTTTTCCATTAGATCGTCATTCATATTGCTTTCAAGGTGCGGCATAAAGTTTGGCACATTGCATTTGATCTGCTGATCTTTTGCCAGTTTGAAGTACTTTAAAAAGTCATAATAATATTCAGTTTTTATCATAGTATTGTAAACAAATTCCTCACTAAAAATAATAATCCTACACCATTAAGAAGAATAAGTGCACGATCTTTCCATAAAATAGATACCACTAACCATAACAAAATACCTATAATTGATAGAATCACATCGTATGTTTGATATCCCTCAATTCCCCTAATAGACATGGCGCATAACACAAACACAGAAGCAACCCACTTAATATACCAATCTATCGTATATTTAGGAGTTGCGCTCTTAAAAATCCTTTTACTTTTCTCTAGCTCTTCTTTACTAAAGTCCGGCATCTTATTCGTGCTCAATTGGATCAAGTGATTTACGGTCGTACTTAGACTCGTCTTTATGAGGCTTTGTACTAGCATGATCTGGCGTTACCTTACGCGTTTTTATATCAAGTTTTTTACCAAAGATTGCATCCCAATTATCTGAGTATGCTTTATCATCTTGGTTTGTTCTACGGCCGGAACCTTTTCCACCGTGCCAGTTACTTTTTTTCATTATTCTTTCCTAAAATAGTTCTAGTTGATCGGGTTCATTAAATGTCTCACGTATATCAACCTTTTTAAAAAACAGATTTCCATTTACAGTTTGTGTCAATACGAAAGTATCGCCAACTTTGAATGGAGTCTTATCTATCTTTAATAGACAGTCTGGCTCCAATAACGTGTCCGTGTCAATAAAAGTTAAACCCGCATCGGTCATTTCAAATTTGTAATCTATATAAAGCATTTAATGTTCCTTTTTTTGGCGCACCCTCCAGGATTCGAACCTGGGACCCACAGCTTAGAAGGCTGTTGCTCTATCCAGCTGAGCTAAGGGCGCAATTCTTATTGAGCTGGATCCTGTCGTTTCTT